CCAGGCCCATATCGAGACCGGCCGGAACCGGATCGTCTCGACCGAAGTTGTGGAGACCACGTTCGGGCAGTGGGCCGCCGCGCCACTCGATCCGTACAGCGCAGCCAAGCGCGAGGACGTCAAGGACATCGCGTCCCGCACGCGGACTCCCGCGCAGTACCTGCTCGGTGAGATGAGCAACGTCAACGGACAGACCCTGAAGGCGTCGGAGTCCGGTCTGGTGGCGAAGTGCCGTCAGCGTATGCGCAACATCGACGACCCGCTGGAGCGGTCCCAGATGTTCGCCCGGCGCCTCGCCGGGCTTCCGGTCGGCCAGGGCATAACCATCGAGACCATCTGGCGTAACCCGGAGCACCGGACTGAGGGCGAACTGGTCGATGCGCTGACGAAGATGGCCACTCTTGGCGTCCCGCAGGAGGTTCTGTGGGAGCGGTGGGGCGCCACGCCCGCCGAGATCAAGAAGTGGAAGCAGATGCAGGACGACGCGGCTCGCCGGGCGAACGCGCTCGACCCGACGCAGATCCTCGCGGCGCGCTACAGGACGCTCGCTGGCGTCACGAATCCGATGCCCGCTGCTCCGGCCCAGGAACCGGCTGGCGGGGCTCCAGGGGCTCCCACGGGGCCGAAGAACGCCACGAACAACTTCGGCCCCGGCAAGCCTGGCGTGCCTGGCCTCCCCGGAAAGGCCGGACGGCCGGGCAAGAACGGGCGGCCGGGCTCTCCAGGGACCGGAGGGACGCCAGGGCAGACCGGTCAGGCCGCTAGTGCATGAGCGTTCCCACGATCCAGCAGGACCCGGCCCAGGCCGTCGTCGAGGAGGCGCAGACGCACCAGGCCGCGCAGAACGCGCTCACGGCAGCAACAGTCGTGGCCATCCTCGCGGCCTGGTCGGAGATGAACCCGGCTGACTGGTATGGCTCATGGTGGACGCGCGGGATCGGAGAGAGGATCTACGCACTGCTCTCGATCGCACAGGAATCGGCCGCGAGCGAGGCCACCAGTTTCGTTTCGACGTCGCTCGACCTGATTGGCGCACCCGGCGACGTCCCGGTCATCATCCCCCACGCTTTCGCTGGCATCGCCTCGGACGGCAGGAACCTGGAGTCACTTCTGGCAGGGGCTCCCATACTCGCACTCCAGAAGACACGGCAGGGCGCCCCCCCCGCCGTGGCGCGCTCGTCCGGGCGGGCATGGCTGCAGATGGTTATTGAGACGCAGATCCCCGATGCTGGACGTGCGGCGGATCAGGTCGCCATCGCCACGGTGCGACCGGCTGCAGGGACACGCAAGCGGACCCGGTACGGATGGGTGCGGATGCTCAATCTCCCATCGTGCTCGCGCTGCGTCGTGCTGGCCGGGAAGTTTTACAAGTGGAATCAGGGCTTCGAGCGTCATCCGATGTGCGACTGCCGTCATATCCCCGCGATCGAATCAATCGAGGATGATCTGACGACGAATCCTTATGTGTACTTCAAGTCACTCAGTAAAGATGACCAGAATACGTGGTTCGGCAACGCCAATGCGGAAGCGATCCGGCAGGGTGCGGACATCGGCCGGGTGGTCAATGCGGCAGGCCGGGGTGGCGTCTTCACGGCTGACGACGGGAAGCGATACACCCGGGAACTGTCCGGGCCGGGCGTGCTGAGGCCGACACCCTGGCAGATCTTCCGCGACTCGCGCGGTAACCCAGACGAAGCGCGACGTCAACTGCTCAATTTCGGGTACATTCTGTCCTGATCGCACGACGGGCGTGAGGCCGGTGTGACCGGCGGCGTGAGGCCGCAACCCCATGAAGGAGAACTCGAATATGCCTGGAGTCGACACACCGCTTGGCGTCCGCAACGACGGCCGTCCGTTCTGGCCCTATCTCGGGGGATCCGAGGGTGAATCAGAGGACGACGGAGATGCCGGGGACGATGGCGATGATGGCGGCGACGGCGACGGCGATGGTGCTGCACGTGCCATCGCGGCAGAACGCGCTGCAACCAAGCGCGCCCGGGACGCAGCGCGTCCATGGCGGGTCTTGGCGCAGGAACTCGGGGTCAAGAACGCGGACGAGATCCGTGCTCTCCTGGCCGCGAAGTCCAAGGACGAAGGCAGGAACGACCAGGTCGACGTCGAGGCCGTGAAGCGGGCCACCCGCGAAGAGGTCCTCAGCGTTGCCCGCCGCCAGATCGTCGGCTCCGCGATCGAGGCCCTTGCGGCTGTTACGTTCGCCGACCCCGATGACGCCGTCCGCAACATGGACATCGCCGAGTACGAGGTTGACGGAGACGGCCGGGTTGACCGGAACCGGATCAAGGCAGACCTCGCTGATCTCCTGAGGCGCAAGCCACACCTGGCCAAGGTGTCCAAGCGTGTCGATTTCGAGCAGGGACCACGTGGCAAGGGTCCTTCCAATGGGGCAGACATGAACACCCTGATCCGCCGGGCGGCGGGAAGGGCGTAAGCGCAGCACCAGAACGCGACACGACTGGGGCTGCTTCATCCCGATCCCACAGTGGAGGTCCGTCGTGTCGAGCCTCACGCGTCTGCCGATTGGCTTCCGGGCCAACGGTGCCCCGATCTACGCGTACACCGGCGGTGCGTTCAACAACAGCACCAGCCGGACTGACGCCGCGTCCCTGATTCCTGAGCAGGTCTCCAACGACATGCTCGGCAAGGCCGTGGAGACGTCGTCCGTTCTCGAACTCTTCCGGCACATCCCGGTTGCCCGCGCGCAGGTGCGGTTCCCCGTGCTGTCCGCTCTTCCCGGTGCGTACTGGGTGACCGGTGACACCGGTATGAAGCAGACCACCGAGATGTCGTGGACGAACAAGTTCATCAACATCGAAGAGATCGCCGTCATCATGCCCGTCCCGGACAACGTCCTGGACGACGTGGACGCGAACATCTGGGACGAGGCTATGCCGCTGCTCGCGGAGGCTTTCGCCCGCACGCTGGACTCGGCCGTTTTCTTCGGCACCAACGCCCCGGCGTCCTTCCCGACGTACGTCGTCTCGGCCGCCAACGGCGCGGGCAACAAGACGAAGAACCTGCCGAACGCGGCCCCGCTCGGCGGATTCATGACGAGCATCGACAACCTCTACGACACCGTTGAGCAGGACGGCTTCGAGGTCAACGGCTGGGTCGCCGCGACCAAGACCCGGACCTTCCTCCGCGGCACCCGGAACAGCCTCGGCGACCGGATCAGCGACGGCGTTACCCGGATCGGTTCCGACCTGCGCTCGATCGACGGGCACCCGGTCCGTTATCCGATGCGTGGCCTGTGGAACCTGGCCTCCTCGGCTACCAACCCGCTGCTGATCGGTGGCGACTTCTCTCAGTTCGTCGTGGCTGTCCGCAAGGACATCACCATGAAGATCCTGACTGAGGCCGTTATCCAGGACAACACGGGCGCTATCATGTTCAACCTGGCTCAGCAGGATATGACCGCCGTCCGCCTGACCATGCGTGCCGGGTGGCAGGTCGTGAACACCCTCAACAACGACAACACCGTTGAGGCGAACCGGTACCCGGTCGGCTACATCAGCACCGAGACTGTGTAATGACATACACAGTAACGGAAACGAAGAACAATTGAGAAGGGACTGAACAGCCATGGCCGACCAGGCCGCACGGACCATCAACTACCGCGTGCAGGCGCCCGCTGTTGCGACTGCCGGTAACGACTCTTCGAACCCCGTCAAGGTCATTGAGGCGGGCGTTGTTACGGCGGTCAACTACACGCCCATCGCCACCATCACGGGCGCGGCGACCAACAACCGGACGCTCAACGTCATCAACAAGGGCCCGACGGGTGCGCTCAGCACGTCCGTGGCGACCCTGAACTACGCCAACGCGGTCAACACGAGCGCTTGGAACCCGCAGGCCATCGCGCTGTCCGGCACGGCGGCCAACCTGGTTGTGGCTGCCGGTGACGTGCTCCAGTGGCAGAGCCTGCACGTCGGCACCGGGATCACCGACCCCGGTGGCGAAGTCGAGATCATCGTCACCCGCACCGCCTGATCCGGAGAGGGGACGTCAATGACGTACAACGTCAGCCCGTCTGACATTGAGTCGCGTTGGCGTCCCCTTTCTGACGCCGAGACGGACGTCGCGAATACCCTGATCGAAGACGCCATCGTTCTCATCGACATCAACCGGCCGTCACTCGCTGCGGCGGTGGCGGCCGGTACGGTGCCCGAGCGGGTCGTCGTTATGACGATCGCGGAGGCAGTTCTGCGGATTCTCGCCAACCCGGATATCCTCAGTAACCAGTCCGTCTCGGCGGACGGTGGCGTGAGTATCGGCTGGCAGTTCCAGCAGAAGACAACGAAACCCAGGATGACGCTTTCACTCCTGGATTTCCTCAACATCGACCAGGCCATGGCTGCGGCCGGTCTGGGTACTGGCGTCACCGGTTCGATGCGGATGCGCAATTCCACGTCGTGGTCGCGCCGGGAGGCATACTCCCTCGGCGGGACGCTGGATGACGATAGTGAGGCTAGTGATCTTACCCCGAATGCAAGTCTTACCGACTCGGTCACGATCGTTCATCACTGATGCGCAAGAAGTAGGAGCCCGATGAACCAGCACAGTTCGGCGGCGGCGGGAGCCCTTCGCGTGCGTCGCCTCGTTCCCCCGGTCCGCCCTGCCATCACCAGCGTTCTCGACGCCATCCGGTACGGCACGCCTGCCCGGGGATTCCTGTTCGGCCGGGCTGGCGAGCGCCGTGCGTGGCAGCGCGCCAACCAGGCCAACTTCGTCCGCTCGCTGGAGGACGAGGAGAAGTTCGCCCAGGGCCGCCTGTTCGCCATCGGCCACCTGTGGGGCAGCGTCTTCCGCCAGGACGGCAGCGTGCTGGACCTGGGGCTGATGTCCTGCCGTGTCGTCACCGACACGGGCGTGGGCTACGTCGTGGACGCCTTCCAGAACCTGGTCGAACTGGAGAACATGCGGTATCACGGGCTCGGGACCGGTGGTGCTGCCGAGGCCGCCGGGAACACGGCCCTGACGACCGAACTGACCACCCAGTATTCCTCCTCGAACACCCGGCCGACCGGAACGCTTGGCGAGAAGTCCGGCGACTCCAAGACGTATGAGACCACGGCCACCATCACCGTCTCGGCCGGTGTCGCCGCAACCGAGCACGGCATCTTCAGCCAGGCCGCGACCGGCGGTGGCGTCATGCTGGACCGCACGCTCTTCTCCGTCGTCAACCTTGCGTCGTCCGAGTCCCTCGCCACCACCTACCAGATCACCTTCCCCTCCAACGGCTGATCTGATCGGGGCGGCGCCATGGTCACGTACTTCCAGGATCCCTTCACGGGGTCCAATGGTGCTGCCTGGAACTCCACCAACTGGACGTCCCTGTTCTCCGGTACCGGCTCGACCGCGACCATCCAGACCAACAAGGGCCGCGAGAATGCCGGTACCGTTGCAGACCCCTCGAACAAGAAGGGGATGCGGTACGCCGGTTCGACGCAGACCGACTATGAGATCTCGGGAACATTCTCGTTCGCGAACAGCAACAACGGCAGCATCGAGATTTGGATCCGTGCGTCCACGTCATCTCCGGACGGCACGGGATACTTCCTGTCGATCAGTTCGCCGGGCGGCGGGATCACGCTCTACAAGGGCGTCAACTTCACGTATACATCCCTGGCGAGCAGTGTCGCGGGGATCACTACCGCTGTTAGCACCACGTACGGATTCAAGCTCTATGCCGTCGGCACCAGCGTCAAGGCGAAA